AATACGGTACATACCACTCTCCTCATTGTCTTTCATAACAATGTCGTAAATGGGTAACTTTTCGTTAATCTTTTTCATACTTCGTTAATATACAATTTTATTTAAGGCCAACCATTTTCAGAAACTCATCAAGGGTAATTTCCACACCCTCGTTGACCAAGTTCTGATACTCCTTCTTTGCCGTCTTCATACGGTTCTTTAGGTCTTCAATTGAGCGTACAATGCTTGCAATGCCCTCTACCATTTCCTTATCTTCCTGACTATAGAAACGACCGTTACGAATGGACTCTGCCTTTCTGATGGCCCAGTTTACACCACTAGTGCCACCCCATATAAGCCAAGCAACATAGCCCCTGTCTTTCCAGGGTGTTGATGCGAACTTAGGGTCTACTGCGCTGTTTTTGCGATGGCGATTAAATGCAGCCATACGAGCAATCGTGGAGTAAGAAAGAGACTCACGGCTTGCCAGTTGATTGGCGCGTGTCCAACCAATAGAAGTTCCACCCTTCACCTCATTGCCGTACTTCTCACGCCAAGCTAATGCTCTTTTGGCGTTGTTTGAAGCCGCTACCGGATAATCGTTATAAGTCTTTGCCATCTGGTTAATCTACAAAAATCACCTCAAATTTGCCATACATATACCCATTATAGATTTTAGCGTCAGTTAACGAGTTTACGATAAAGTTTTCTCCAGTCTTATTAAACCTAAACTTCTTTTTGTAAAGGTCTCCGTTCTGAAACATAGTATCGGGTATCGCCGCGTAGAAAGACATCTTGCTCTTTTCGTTTGCCGCAAAGCGCTCAGTGCTAACCAAGTAGTCATAGGAATCAGATGTACTACCATCTGCCAAAACAAATCGCAAGTCAATCTGATTGCCGGATAGTGAGTTAACAGGATATCCTTGAAGTAGGTAAGTTCCAGCACTCTTGTATAGAATCTGCCGAATCCTTTGCCCGTAATCATTGTACTCGCGGAACACAGGATATCTTAATGTAGTACCAAAGTTAGGCTCCCTTAAGTAAAATATCCTAAGCCCAACCCTATCGTAGTCAGGGATTTCGTATTTTATATCACCAATCTCTTGAATGGCAACAAGTCCATTGCTTAAAAGTATTGGGTCGCCAAAGAATTGCTCTCCACAAACAGATTTGTTTGTTGGGTTGATTAAAGATGTCTTAAACTCTAAAGACTTTTCTCCAGAACCATTTGCCTTCCACACACCATCAAAGCTACCAATAGCTAGTTCGGCATCTGTCTTGTCATATATTCCGTTTTCCAATTTGTTTAAAAGCTTTAGGGTCTTTGGTGGCACAACGCCAGACTCAACCTCAAATGGCTTTAGCGTGTCAAGATATCCATCCATTGCAGCTATTGTAAGCCTTATGTCTTTCAGGTTGTCAAGAATTATATCGCCAGTCGTGTAATCGTAGATTACGCTAAGTCCAAAGCGTTTCATAATGTCTATCATAATGTCATAAACACCATAAGACTTATTGTTAGACAAAGACTCTTTGAATTGAAAATTGTCATTTGGGACTGTTGCTGGAACCGAGCCAATGTTGTCAAGCTTTAAGCCAAGGGTGCTCCAGTCGTATCCAAATGTCCTTTGTTTTACAAAGTCATTTTGGACTAACACGGCATCATCATCCACATTAATCAATTGAAGACCTTGAGTATTCTGATTTAAAGCAATACAGCTTGTCCTTGCGTCTATCGAGCCGGAATCCATATAAACGCCAATAGCGTATGAATATGTGCTTCCCCCGCTTATCTGATACAGCTCTGTGCTATCAATACTTCCTGTGAATGAATTAAAAACAATGGTAGAACTTGGCTGAACAGAGTATCCGTTGCTATCAATTCCGGTATTTTGTTCAATAGATGCAACCGTTAATTGTATTGGGTTGTTGGAATTGTCAACTATTGGTATCCTGTATTTTGGAGCACTAGATGTTGTATATGACTCGTAAATCAAAACATAGGGAGTAAATACTGCATTAGAAGTACCTTGAACACTTACAATGTGTGGATAAATACCTTGGTCAGATATATCCCTATCAATCGTAAGCAAACAGGTTTTTAGGGATGGAATAGTTACGCTTCCGCTAGTAAAAGAAAACTTGCCATCAAAGCTAGAGCCGTAGGAAACATATCCTACATTTTCATCACCCCAGTCAGTAACACCGCCAGGCTTTCTGACTTGGTCCCCATATTCTCTTGAAATAACGATTTCTTCTGCGGCGTAGTTGGTTGGCCCAAATGGTTCGTATGATTCTTTTGCTATTAGCTTATAGTTTGTTATTGGGGCAATAGTATAATTTACTCCAAGTAGGGTTATGTCTCCTGTAGATAAATCTTGGTCTGTATTTGCCTGAACATTATATGGAAATGGGAACAGAAAGCTCTCTCTCTTGCTTGCTGGGGTTGCCGATAGATAGGTTGGGTAGAGTATGTAAAGATTCCTTGGGTCCCAAGAGCCTGTTCCTGAAACAAACTTTGATGTGTAATCTATACCAGCTGTACTAAATACCCTATCAATAAAGTCAATGACTCTAAGCGCTGGCATAAGACCAAACTTTTTTCCACTAGTGCCCCACGAAGTAAATTGACGTGATTCATATCCTGTTGTTTTTTGAATGTTATCGAAATCAATAAATGGTATTTCGATGTCCCTTTGGTCGTATCCTTGATTGGTAGATAGGTATGTCGATAATGTCCTTACTTGAGTAGAGAAAGCATCGTTATATATATCTTCAATCTTTAGGTCCCTAAGGGCCTTAGAGAACTCAGATACCTTATCCTTCAACTCAAGAGTAAATATGGGCTCAACAGAGTTTATGACTACAGACTGAACCCTAGCCCTGCCCGAGGATATAACATCATCGCCTTTATATACCTCATAATCGTACTCCGTCAATGGAATACCACCATATCCGTTGGCATCGTTATAGCCTAATGCGGTTTTGTTTTTAAGAGTGTATGGAACGTCAGAGTTAAAGCTAAATGGTATTTTTATGGAATCTATGTTTGTGGTGTCATAGTAATCCACACCAATGGCAATCTCTTGATTGGGAAATAAATCAAGGAACTGATTGTTTACTCTTAGTCTGTAGCTCATACCTATAAATTACAGCTTGCTTGACGCGAGGTTAAAGCTTACCGTACTTTTAAATTTGTTATTAAACACCTCAAAGGTAGAGTCATTAATGCTCACCTTGTATGCTTTGGGGCTTCCGTTGGTGCAGTTGTCTATCAAGAAGATGGTGTCTGCCATCAACGCATCTTTGCTGCTCCAAAAGTTTCTCCTTAGGTTGTCCAAAATAACAGTATGAGATATCTTTTTTGAATACGCAATCATAAGGTCAGAGTAGTGTGACTTTTCCGTCTGGCTGCTTACCTTAAAAGTGTTTGCAAAATTAGCTGTCAAATCAGAATATAGGTCCGCGCTGTATATCTGTACGCTATATGACTGTTCATATACTTTTGAGAAAGCATAAAAGTTCTTGTCGATAATTCCTTCTATTGATACCGGGTATTCTCCAATCATAGGGGCCATAGTAGCTCCAGTAACATAAAATACACCAAAGTCTGTTAGGTCTGCCGTGTTGAAGATTATCGCTACATCACCAGCTTCTGGAGTGAATACTGGCGGTTCTCCGGCCTCATAGGTTATAGAAGCTACGCCATTTGTTTCCGTGTATTCTAGCAAGAGACCATTTTCACCCGCTTGGGCAGGCGCACCGAATGGAGCACCGTTGTCATATAATATATCTATAGCCATTATAATTGAGAGTTGCGTTCTTGAATTCTACGAGCGTTTTCATCAGAGCGTAAGTCTGTTGCCGACACAAACGAACGAACTGGTTTATCTAATTTACCAACCATTGTAATGTTTGAAGATGCAATAGCCTCAAGAAGCTCAATCTGCCTGTTGGCAATAACGCTTGGGTCTTTTACAATTCCACCAGCCGCAAACTTGTAGTCTGATTTACTCTTTCCGTTTATCTGGTCTAGTAAAGTTCTGTACTTCTGCGTAGAGTTTTTGTTTACGATATACTCGCCACCCTCCATCTCATACCCACCCTGTCCGCGAACGGTAAATGGTACGCCACCTTCAGCGTGAGAAGGCCCGGATACAATACCACCTTCGGCAAACTTCGTTGGATAAAACTTACGTTGATTAATTGCTTTAGCCTCTACTCCATAGCCGATAGTTGCAAATCCAGCTGTTATTGCTGCTTTCAAGGAAACGTCAAGAGGTGTAGCGACACCCTGAGAAATCAATGTTGGAACAATAGAACCAAGAGCTGCTAAATAATCAAGAAGCGCTTTTTGACGGTCTCTTTTTTGTTCTGCGTCAAAAATTTGTTTTTCAATTTTGTTTTGAGCCTGAGCTTCCTTTTTTCTATTTTTTTCGACTTGAGCCCTATATTCGCCATCGGTTATTAGCTGATTTTCAAGTTTTGCTTGAAGAATTTCATCCTCAATTTCATAAGTATCTTTAATCGCTTGAAGCTCTCTGTCAAGACGATTTTTAGTGTTCTCAAAAGCAACATCATTAAATCTATCAATACCCTTAAGAGTTTCATCAAGCGCTGCGGCAAGAACCTCCTGTGGAGTAATGTCAATTTTTAAAATAATATCTTCCTTTCCAGCTCCATCCTCTAGGCTACCCCTTAAAACTAAAAGCTTTCTTTTAATTTCCTTAATCGTTTCTGGGGTAATGGTCTCGTCAGTAATCGCTTTATTTATTTGCTTTGCTAGTATGTCCGATACTTCTTTAAATGGTTTTAAAAGTATTTCTGCTTGTTCTGCACCAAATTGCGCTGTAAGATTAGCAAGCAAGGCGCCATAAGTCTCATCGCTATTACTCTTTAATTTCTGTAGTGCCTTTAAAGCGTCATCAGTAAATTTCTTCTGAGCTATTGAAAGATTAATTTGCCCATAGGCAGTATCATTGTACTGGCTTTCTAGTCCTTTAAGGTTTTTAGTGTAAAGGTCAATAATTTCACTACCGTCCGCATAAGCATTTGAGGCTCTTTCTATAAGAGTAATCTGAGCATCAAGATTAAACTCTGAGTTTTGCTGAACAAGATTAGTCAAAGCCTGTCCCCAAGACTCAAGTTTATTATTAAAGTTTTGAAAGTTTTTATCACTTTTTTCAAACTTAACCCTAAACTCATCAAAAAATTCTCCCGAACGTTTTGTCAGGTCTTCGGTTTCTGATGCGTAACCAACAAGTTTATTTGTATACTTATCGACTTCAGCTTGCTCTGCAATTCTTTTTTCTGTTAAAATATCGATAAGCTCACCCTCTGTGGTTGCGTTGTCAGCTTTGATTTGAAACTCATCTTCCAGTTGTTTAATCCTAAGATTGAACGCTTTCTCAGAGTCTCTTTGAGAGTCCTCAATTCCCTTTCTTTCAATTTCAAAACTACGAAGTCTTAATTCAAAGTCACTTTTAAACTTGTCAGTGGGGTCCTTTAAAACCTTTTGGTTTTCCTTTAACTCGCTAGTATACTCCTTTAACTTAGTTATTAAAGAATTATATCCTTTTGCCCTGCCGGCGAACTGAGTTCCTTGCGCTTTCTCTAAGAGGTCGGAGGACTGCAATAACCTGTTTGACTCTTTCTGTGCGGAATTTGACAATACCTGCAATTTTTGAGAAAGTTTTATTGCTTCGTCTTTTTGTTTTGTTTTATCTGTTATTTCTGCAATTTGCTTGACTTGCTCTTTGTATCTATTATTTATTGTCCGAGCCCCAAAATCAAGAATTTTGTTTGATGTCTCCGAATTACCAAGTAGTGCTATTTGAGTTGTCAATCCCTTGACCGACTTTGCAGTTTCATCTGTTGTCCTTGCATAATTTAATATGCCTCTTCCTGCGTCAGCCAAGCCCGGGCTAAAAGCCTGTATGGCAAGTAGTGCATTGTTTGCCCAATCGGGTCCCCTTTGAATTCTATCTAACTCATCGTTCAATTCCTTTAACGACTTTGGGTTGGCCGCATTAAGGGTTTTAAGAACCTTCTTAATGTTTTCATCATTGGAGTCATAAAGCAACTTGTTTAAAATTTCAAGCTCGGTGTTTCCTTCCTTTATTCCAACTGCAAGGCGTTTTGAAAAAGCATCACCAAGGCGGTTTGATTCATTTTTAATAAGAACAAATCCCCGTGCAAGTTCTTCTGACTTCTCACTAAGAGCACCTATGAGCGTAAGTACCACTTCGTTTCTAACTAAAAAGTTTCCTACCGAAAGTTGGAGTTCCGCGTACGCACTTTTTAAGATATCAACTTGTCCGCTAAAGCTTGACATCTGGGCTCCAGTAGCTCGAAGTTGCTCTGCGAAACCTTCTTGAACAATAATGTTTTCATTTACCGCATCAATGTTATTGAGTATCGTCATAAGTTGAGCTGCGGAAGTTCTTCCAACGAGCTCGGTCGCCTTTTCTACACTGATATTTGCATCAGCAAGTGTGTTGAGTGTTTCAGTAATATCCTCCCCGGGCTTCTTTAACTTTACCAATATACCTCTTAGTCCAGTTCCGGCTCGTGAAGCACTAAAGCCGTTGTCTGACAAAACGCCAAGAATTGCAGCTGTTTTACCAAAATCAAGTCCGGTTTGTGCTGCAAGTGGACCAACATATCCAAGCGCCACCCCGAAATCCTCAAGGGTAAGTGCTGATTTGTTTACCGCCTGCGTTAAGATTGCTGATGATGTAGCTGACTCAGCTCCCGACAGTTGAAACTGATTGCTAACCTTAACAAGAGCAGAGCCTACAGAGGTTAGGCTCTCACCAGTTGCCTGTGCTGCAATTGCAATTGGATTAATAAGGCTCGCAATTTCCCTAGAAGAAAGTCCAAGTTTACCAAGCTCGACCGCTAACTCAGCAACTTCTGAAGCCGTAAACCTTGTTTCTACCGCTACGGAACGTATTTCCTTTGTTAGTGCCTCTAATTCTTTTCCACTTGAGCCAGTTACAGCAGAAACCTTTGATATGTTTGCATCAAAAGCAATAAACTGTCTAATGGAGTCTTTAAAGAAATCAGAAACAAACCCAACGGTTCTTCCAAGTACTTCATATATACCAATAAATTTTACAATGCTGGCGATTGCCTTGCCGATTGCCTGTGGGCTAAACGAGTCTGTAAAAGCCTTACCAAAGAACTTTTGCTTTTCTGCCGCCTTTTCCGCTGCCGCTGCTGCCTTTTTGTTTGCCGCGGATTTTTCATTAGCTAATCTTACCTCTGCCCTTTGCTGACTAAGGATATCACTAAACTCCTTTTTTACAGCGGAAACCCTTTCTTTTCTGTCAGTTTTAGCCTTAGCCTCTTCTTGAGATATTTGACTGAGCCTATTCTTTTGCAGCCTGAGCAATTCCTTAATCTGAGCAGTCTCTTGGTCGTAGAGTTTTTTCTTGTCTGCTTTCTCATTAGCAATGCGCTCTTTAACTTCTTTAAGCGCTTGGGTAGCTGCGGCCTTTCTTTGCTGTATAATTGATTTTTCCTGCTGACTAGCAACCTTCTCTTGTTCCGCTAATTGACGTAGTTGCTCCTTATAGGCGGTCTGTTCTTTACGAAGTTCCTTTAGGGTTTTGTTTACAAGAGTGCTGTATGTAGAGTCAAGAGACTTGACCTTCCTTTGAAGGTCTGCAATCCGCTCAGATGTTCCCTCTGCCGCTTTGCCATCAGCAGCAAATTGTTTAGCAACAAGTTCAGCACTTTTTACAAGTTTGATGAAGTCCTCGCGAGACTTAGCAACGGCGGAACCAATTTCACCCTGAATTGCTTTCCAGTCCTTGCCCTCTTCAATGAGCGATGTGAACTTAGCGGTAAGCGCACCAATACTGGCGGTTAGCTTATTAACCGATGTAATTTCCTTGTCTAACTTATCTTGAGATGCCATATTATTGGAATATACTAATTACTTTGTTGATTGACTCAAACCCTAGGTCTTGAAGCCATATTTCGTTAAACTCCTCAAGACCCGATAGAATTGCAAACTCAGCGCGGAGGTTAATCCTAGGGTTTATTAAGAACGGACTTCTGTTCTTTAGTATTTGGTTTTCGTTGATAGAGCGAGCTATTACAAATGCCAAACTAGCTCTTGCCTTTTTTTCTGAGAGCGGGTAAAAGTATGTCTTTGTTGCGCCAAGCCTTGACTTCCTGACCTTCTTGTAGTTTGTACCGTAAGCATTCTTCCAAGTTCCGTTTTTTACCTTTGCGAATATCCAGCTTTCAATAGCTCTTTTGCTTACACTTATTTCCTGACTTGAGTTTTCACCTAGGGTCTCTTCTACTAGTTCTGCGTATTTTGGACCAGACAGTCTGTTTACAAACGTAACGACAACATTTTCAATCACATTCATATCTTTATTGATAGAATATGAAAGCCTTAGATTCTTAGAAAGGTCGCGGTTTAGTATTGCCTGAGATAGCTTGCCAGTATAGTATTGATTGTTACCTGCAAGAATATCAACCATAGCTTCGCTTATTTCAGCTTGCCGAATCTTTCTTACCATAATAGCCCTAAGCTGGCCTCCCTGTCTAGCTGCGCTCATTACTCAGCTACATAGGTAGAGTTCAGAGAGTCTTCTCCGCAAGAAATATTTTTATCGAAGTCCACTTCAAATGTGCAGACCGCGGCAGTAAGGTTGTATTCAGTGTTTGGAGCTTGTGCGATGGTAACCTCACCGAATTCTACGTCATTATCGATGCTAAGGATAAAATCCTGCACCTGACCAATAACAAATATGTTCTCCTGCATAGAAAGAACGAGTGCATCTTCATCATCGGAAAAGCTCTTGTCCACCACGAACAAAGCAAACGTCACCTTCGAGGTGTTGTTGCGATGAGAAATGTTTGTGGACTCTACTGAGATAAAAAGAGACCGGGCATCCACGTTCATAGTGTCGACCTCTTCGATAGACCCGATTACCTTAAAAACTCGAATCATCTGATGTCCCTCTGAGAAACCACGAAGATTCTTGATAAAGTTATGCAAAGTAGTCATTAAGCCTTTTGATAATTTACAAATTAACGCCTACGGGCCTCTTCAGCCCTGCGCTCTGCTTCAATGCGTTTTGAAAGCTGCACTCGATAGGCAAGCTCAACTAAAACATCCGACATACGCATATCGTAAACGTACTGAAACTTCTGTAGGTCTTCGTTCGCTAGTGCTCTAACAATGGAATACCAAAACCACCTTTCAGTAAAGGTGTCTGGCTCTTCTGGCTCTTCCTCTTCTTCACCCTCCTCCAGCTCGTACCTGTTGTATATCACCCCCTCGAACTTGGTAAACAGAACATACTCTCGGCTGTTCATCATACTTTTTATTATGTATGACACCGCAATAGCGTCTTCCTCGTATATCGAAGAAATAA